ATTCCGATGCATTCCCTTGGGAGGGTGCATCAGATATGGAGGCCCACACTATTGATGAACGGATTACTCGTCTTGTATCTTTGTTCATGTCCTCCTTGGATAGGTCTAATGTTAGGGCTTATCCTGTAGAAAGCAGTGATATGGGACAATCTCAAGTTGTATCCAGTTTCTTAAAATGGATGACAACCTCCGGATATATTCCTCGTTTTAAAAAAGAAATGGAACTAGGTGCTAACTATTTATTAGAAAGAGGTATGTTAATCACATACGTTGGCTGGCACAGAGAGGATAGAACTTATTTGCAGAAACTTAATCTAGCTCAGATTGGACAGATGAGTCCAGATATATACCGAGCTATAGAAGAAGGTAATAGGGATGATGAGTTAACTTCTTTGATGCAACAAGTATTTCCTACAGCTTCTCCTAAGAGAATCAAGAAAGCATTAAAAGAATTACGTAAGGGTGGTGAAGCAGAGCTACCTATTATACGTAGACAAATAGATGCACCGGAAGTTAAAACACTTGCACCCGATGGGGATTTCTTTTTCCCACCGTATGTAACTGACCCACAACGTGCACCATTCTGTTTCTGGAGAACTTACTATACACCACAGGAATTACAAAACAAAGTAATTACAGATGGATGGGACGAGGACTTCGTTGAATACATTATCGAACACTATCGTGGAGTAAATATATATTCAGTAGAAAGAGAACAAGAAGGTCAAAGAAGTATTGGATTAACTGACAGAGGATACCAAGCAGATGAGCTAGTAGAGATTGTATATGGTTACCAAAGATTAATTGACCCAGAAGATGGTTCGGAAGGAATTTACCAAACAGTATTTCATAGGGAGTTCGATGGTGACGGAGAAACTCCGGGGTATGCTAAGTTTGAACTAATGAATGGATACGAAGACTATCCAGTAGTAGTTACTAAATTATCGGAGGATAGTAAACGTTTGTATGATGTACAAACTATTCCCGACCTTCTCAGAGGTATACAGAACCAAGTCAAGGTAGAGCGTGATTCACGTATTGATAGAAACAGCATAGCAACGTTACCTCCGATATTACATCCAGTAGGCCAAGCACCAACAGATTGGGGGCCGGGACGTATGATTCCTTATAGACGTAAGGGTGATTTTGATTTTGCACCTACACCTCCAGCTCCTACTGGTTCTATAGAAATAGAAAAAACTATGGAAGCACAGGCAGATAGACTATGTGGCCTTGATGAAACATCTCAGATAAGTCAGATAAGAAAACAATTTTTAGTAAATAAATTCTTGCAGCACTCAGCAGAAGTAATCAGAATGGCTTACAAATGTTTCCAAAGATTTGGGCCGGACAGTATATTCTTTAGAGTAACTGGTGTGCCGGATGCTCAGAGATTTAATAAAGGAGATGCTGATGATAACTTTGATATTAATATAAACTATGACATACTTAATACCGACCCAGAAACCAGCGAGAAAAAACTTCAAGCTATGGTTTCGCTTACGCAACTTGACCGCAGCGGTAGGATTAATCTTCAAAATCTTTTGGACATTGCTGCTAATAGTATTGACCCAGTTCTTGCGGATGCTGTCCTTCAGCCTGCGGAAGCTGCTCAACAGCAGATTGTCAAAGATGTTACAGATGATTTGGCAAAAATCTTTGCGGGTATTGAAATGCCAGCACGTCCGACAGGAGCTCAAGTTGCTATGCAAGTTATTCAGCAGTACACAGCTCAACCGGATGTCGCACAACGAGCTCAACAAGATGAAGCTTTTGCTGCTCGACTTCAGAAGTACGCTGGCCAATATACTTTCCAAATGCAACAAATGCAAAACGCTGAAATAGGAAAACTTGGAACGGCACCAGCCCAGATGGGTAATATGCCAACCCAACAAATGTAATGCACGACTTAGAAAACGATATAAAAGCATTGAGTAACCACGAGACCTTTGCTCGGTTCATCAATGTAGTACACGCACTTAGAGAAGAAACTATTGGGGAAATGCACAATGCTGACTTTGATAGATTACAGCAAATATCCGGGAGGATAATTACATATGACCAGTTACTCCAAATGGTGGACTGGGAGAATTTAAAACTTAGACATAGGGAATCGTTAAATAAATAACGACCACTATGTTATAATGACTTCATCGGCATCGCTAGCCGTTAACTAGCGGAACATATAACAAAACCAAAATGGACGAAATCACATCTGCTAACGCTGAAGCAGACACAAATTCAGCGGGACAGTCAAACCTTACAGTTCAGCAATTAGCGAACAGAAGGCTCGGTCAACTCACACCTAGCGAAGAAGCTATCGTAGAGGAGGCCAAAGAAACCTCGGAAGAAGAAGTCGAACAAGTTGAAGAAGTAGCTGAACAAGTTACTGAACAAGTTGAACAAACTGAATCAGAAGAGACCGTTCTTTCACAGTTAGATTTTGATAATTTATCAGAACAAGAGTTAAGGGAATTATCTGAAAAACTCGGTAGCAGAGCAGTAGCTAGATTCGGTGAGATGACAGCTAAACGTAAAGCCGCTGAGGAAAAGGTAGCTCAATTAGAATCAATGCTTCAAGAGAAGCAAGACCCTCTAAATCAACCCAGAGAAATAAAAGACAATCCGTTTTCTGACTTGGATACTATTGAAAAGTTACAAGAAAAAGCGGAGGAAGTAAACTCAGCAATTGAGTGGGCAGAGGACTTGTTATTCGAAAGCGATGGTTATGCAGCCGAAGATATTATTACCGAGGTAGATGGCGAGGACTTAACTAAGTCAGCTGTACGCAAAGCATTACTTAATGCACGTAAAGCACAGAAGCAGTATCTTCCCGACCAACTTAATAAAGTTCAACAGCAAGCACAAGGACAGCAGCTCAAGGCAGCGTTCGGTGAACAGGCTAAAAAAGAACTCGAATGGTTGAGTGGTGAAGATAATGATACTCGTAAGCAATACGAAGCTACAGTTAATGACCCACGTTACAAGAAACTACAGGAAGTATTAAATAAAGAAGCTCCAGAAATTGGTGCTCAAATTGAATACTGGTTTGCTCACGCAACAAATAGTATCTATGGACGTAAGTTAGTAGAACCTACTAAGACATCTCCGTCATTGAACCCAACCAAAACTGGTATAGGTTCAGCAGCTCAATCTGAAAAATCTCCATCAAAATCTAGCAAAGCTATGAAAGACCTTCAAGCTCGTTATAAGCAAACTGGAAACCCTCGTGATTTTGCCGCACTTAGAAAATTACAATTACAAAAGAAATAATACATTATGTCATTCTCAGATACATACAATCCAAACGCACCAGCCGCAGTGACTGGTACTGGGTCGGCTATTTCTAATAGAGAAGATTTGTTAGATGTTCTAACTATTCTTGCTCCAGAAGAAACACCAATCCTTTCTTCCGCCAACAAAGAGCGTGCATCAAGCACATTCGTTGAGTGGACTGTTGATACATTAGACGCACCACAAACTAGTGGTGTAGCAGAAGGTGCTGACGTTACAGCATTCACCGATAAGTTCTCTGGACGTGCTCGTTTAGGTAACTACGTACAAAAGTTCCGCAGGGACTACATGGTATCCGACCTCCAAGAGGCTGTTGATTCCGTTGGCCCAGCTAAGGTTGCTCAAGCAGAAGCTAAAGCAATCCGTGAACTTAAACGTGACGTAGAAGCTACCTTGATGGGAACTCAAGATTTCTCTATCGAGAATGGTGCAGGTACAGCATACGGACTTCGTGGACTAGGCGACTGGATTGATTCAGCTGGCCCTTCTCAAGTTCCATCTGCTTTCCGTACTCCAGCTGATTCTATTCACTCAACTGGTACATTCACAGAAACAACTCTTAATGAGCTTATCACAAGCATCTATCGTGTAACTGGTTCAACCAACAGCTTAATGCTTGTTGCTGACACAGCTTTACGTAGAGAGATTGCTGACTTCGCTCGCCTTGACCCAGATGGTTCTGGTGCTGGCACATCAATCCGTGACGTTAACTACAACGGTGATTCTTCTACAATTAAATTATCTGTAGAGCTTTATCAGTCAGACCACGGTGTTGTTTCAATCGTTAACATGAACCCAGATTGTGCTCCAGATACAGTTAATAAGGACACAGGTTACATTATTAATCCAGATTACTTCGGTATCTCTGAGTTAATTCCAATGGGCTCAACTCGTTTACCTAACTTAGGTGGTGGTGAGCGTGGTTATGTTGATTGTGCATTAACATCTCTTGTGTACCATCCCGGTGCTCACGGTAAAATCACAGCATTAAGCTAAGAACTGGAGGTAAATAATTATGGCTATTACACTTAAAAAAATAGGAGACATCCAGACATTAGCTCTAGGATACACTCACGAAGCTACTGTTGAAGCTTCTGAATTCTCAGCTTCTACTGGAGCTCAAGCCCTAGCATTCAATGTTGCTGGTGCTGCTTTAGCAGGTACAGTTGGTAAATGTGCAATCATTGTTGACCAGTTAGTTACAGCAGAAGTTACAGATGGCGGTGCAGCTATCTCTGATGCTACACTAGCAGTCGGTGATGACGGTGATGCTAACGGTATGGTTGTTGAAGCTGATGTATTCAGCGACAGCAGCAACCTTGGTAAAATCTTTGCCAACAATGGTGCTATCACACAAGTTGGTAATCACTTGGTTACTGAACTTAGCGTAACATCAAATGGTACAGGCAGTGGACTAGGTGACGCAGCAAAAGGTAAATTCCGCTTCTTAGTGGAGTACTACCCAACAGCTGGTCAAGGGTTCTCTAACTAATTCAATTCTGGTACGGGGGCGAAAGCCCCCTACCTTTTTTTTCTAATTTATGACAAATATAATTACAAAAGTACCTACATACTCTGACGGTGAAGTTGACCGTGAGTTCATGAAGGAAATACAAAATGGCTTTCTATTAGAGAAGGCAACAGAGAAGGATAGAGTAGACATAGCTCGTAAAGAAGCTAGAGAACAAGTTGGTAAGACTCATCCTACCTTAGGAAAATGTGTGGCTACAATACCAGCCCGTGAGTTCTTTCGACTTACGAAAAAGTATGGACACGATACTGTTCATTCTAAAGAATTTTTACAATACTATCAGAAAAACTTTTCTGACCTTAGCCCGAATAAAATATAATGCAGACTAGAACCTACGGTGACTTATTTAAATTAATACAATCCCTTGCGGGTGTAAGTACATTTGCTCCTACGGAGACAGATGATATTGCTAACTTGATTAACCGTAGATATAACGAGGCTTATAATACTATTCAGATGTGGCCAAGATATTTGGTACAATCAGATGAAAGAAATCTAGCTGTAGTAAAGGTAGATGGATTTATTTTTAATCCTATATACAATGGCCTTTACTTTGATTACGGAGATGACTCAAATGGAAACTCTGTTTATATTCCAGTAAATGCAAATGGAACAGATGGAGCCACAGGTGTTTATATAAATAAAGCAACACTGGGAGATAATAAATTTTGGAGAATAGAAGGAGGAAGTTATTCTAAAAATCTTGAAACTGGTTTAGTAACTGTTAACGGAGCAGCATCAATTGCTACTCAAGAGGATATAACTATTGACTACGACAATCCTTGGGACGTAATATGGGATAATCAAGCGAGCTATGTACTAGAAGTAACGAACGTACAAACAGTGGGTTATGATGATGTTAAGTATTTTTATAATAGTTCTGATACTAAGGCTCAAAAGACAACAATAGGAGAACCTATACGAGTACACAGGAAGCAACCATTCTTAAATTATTCAGCTATTGAATATGATTTCTTTAGTAATGAAGATGGTATAAATATTTTAAATGTAAGTAACCTCTCTGATGCATCAGTATTTGTAACTTACAAAAAGAAGTTCGTTCCATTTACTACGTCTTCCGATTATGCAACATCTACCGAAGCAGTGCCCGGAGAATTTTTTCATTACATAGCTCACTCAGCTTACTCTGACTTCTTGCGAATGGACGGCCAACACGATAAGGCCCAGCTGGAGCAACAGAATGCACAGCAATACCTTGCATTAGAATTAGAGAGAGTAGATGTTATAATGAATCAAACAACCGTTAACAAAAGATTTTCAACTCACTTAAATAGACAATCACGATAATATTATGGCAAACTCAAGAGTATCTAATTTGTATCCATCACCTACCGGTGGGGTAACAGCAATGAAAATGCTAACCGTCAGCAGTAGTGCTGTACAATTAACTGATGGAGGTTATACATTTAGTAACCTTACTCGTTACGTTACATTAGATGTACAAGATGCAGATGTATACGTAACTTATACTGGGGAGACACCAAGTGCTTCAGTAGGACACAAGCTATATGCTGGACGTTCTTACACTTGGAGCTTAAACGCAGCTACTCAAGCTAAGTTCATTCGCACTGGTACAGACGCAGTTATAGCAGCTACACAATTTACTGACTAATGGTTTCTCATTTACTAGGCAGTGCTATTTCTATCTTAGATGGCAATTTAGCTTCGTCTTGGAATGCTTTGAAGGGTAGGTCTGGGTCTTTTGATACAGCTCTACCTACTGTTTTTTCCACTGCTTACGGAGTATGGAGTACCAAAGATGTTTTTGGAACCAATGGAAATGTAATTGAATTAGTAAGTAGTGGAGCATCACCTAGTACAAGAAATTTTACTGCTACTGAATTAACCGATGGAACTTATGCTTCTTGGGTAAGTTCAGCTCCAACAGTTAAAACACTTTACGACCAAGTTGGTTCTCTTAATTTAGCACAAAGTTTCGCTGGAGTTGCTCCTCTTTATGTATCCTCTGGTAATACCCTACAATTCAATAAGGATGGATTTATGGGTAATCCAAGAACAATGTCTAGTTCCTCTAATTCTCAAGTAAACACAGACTTTGGAGGCAATACAGTAAGTCCTCATTCACAAGTAACATTTGCAGTAAATGTAAAAGCCACTACTGGTTCACAAGGTACTGGTTCACAAATAATAGCTGGTGTAAGAGATGCTGCTCCTACTCAAGCTATAAATCAAAGGGCTAAATATATT